CTGCTGAGTGAGCCTGAGCAGTAGATGAATCTACGTTTCTTTGAATAGTTAAAGTGTTATTACCAGGTGCGCTAGGGGTTATGACCTCTACGATTTCTTCAAGCGCTGTATCTGGATCGATAACAACTACGAAAGTTTCTCCCGCTGCTGGCGATATAGACGCTAGCAAACCAGAGGCGTTAACTACTGACATTGTAGTAGCACTGTTATTTAGTGCTGCTGCTAATGTAGTTTCCTGGGATATGGATGAATATAGTCTAGTTGGCATTAGTACCTCGTATAGTGGATTTTGGATGGGTAAACGTCACGGAGTTTTTCTGACTCTTCTGTTAATCTTTGATTAAACAGAGCAAGTAAGAATCTTGCAGTTGAAGCACCTGAACCATATTGGATTTTGGTATCAGTTTGATCTGCCTCAGCAGATGTATAAGTTAATCTACCTGGATCAATAAATGATGCTAGGCGGTAAGCAGCACCATAAAGGATTACATCTTTACAAGATGAAGGTAATCCAGTTACAGTTTCAAAAACTGCAGAAGATGCTGATGAGTCTAAAGTTGTTGGTTTTTTAGTATAATAAACTTGAACCGTACGACCAGGGGTAATGGCATCATACACTGATACGCTGTTACCTGTGGTAAAAGATGTTGTATTAGCCAATGGGTCATGGCGCCAAGACTTAACAGGCAACCATTCATTAGATGGACCAGTTACTGACCATGAGACATATAGGACAGTTTGGACATCTGCAGGTACTTGATAAGATGTCTTAGTGGCTACTAAAGGAAATGTAAATGTTCCGACACCAAATAACTTAGGAAAGACTGCATCGATAGTATCGTTAATAGCCTTCTTTACAGTTGCTCTAGGAAACGACGGAGCAATCGTGACTTTTGTATTAGCCGTATGGGTAGCAGGTGTAGTACCATTGTAGCCACGACCATACGGAGGAATAGTAGCAGTACTTGAAATACGATCATAGGTATCGATCCAAATTAATTCGTCATCAATTTCAACTAAACCTTTGCCAATGTTACTAACACTTGCGAGGTTAAGAGTGGTAGTAGATGTAGTAATATTACCAGTTAGATGTGTGGTTCTATCTTGGCGTAAAGTATAACCTGATAGGTTTAATAATACTTCATCTACAAGATTGGCATAGGTTGTTGTCATTAAGAGGATATCCTTCTAAGGGCTTCTGTTGCTTCCAAGTTACTTGTTGATGCAAGTAAGTTGCAAACACCGTTGATGTCTAAAAATGTTGTTGGATTTGTCTTGCCAGCCTTACGATTAAGAGCACCTTGTAAACTTTCGTTAGTTGTGCCTGACCATACGTTGGCTGCTTCTTGATCGCCTTTGTAGGCTAAAATAGCAGGATAAGTGCCACCATTAGCAAGACGGTTTAATTCTGCACTAAATGTAGAACCTAAAGTTCCGACTGCCATGATTCTCCTTACTTACCGCGTAGGGCTGGGATTAATCCCTTTTTAGCAAATGCTTTTCTAAACTTCTTTGCTTCTGGAGATTTTAATACACCAGCAAGACCTGACTTAGCAAAACTTGTATCTTTCTTTGCAGCCTTAGGCTTAGATGTAGAAGGAGCACTATAAGTAAAAGTAGACTTAGTAGCCTTCATCTTTCCTTGCCCACGTTCTCCAGCACGATACTCATTTGTTTTAGGATTTTTAGTAACAGGATTTCCTGCACCATATGTAAAGTTAGAACTTGTACGTGTGCTAGCAGGTCCTTGGAATACTACGCCAGTAGGCTTGTAAGCCTTTGCTTGTTTTGCACGATCTTTGTAGTTAGTGCGTGATTTAATTGGTGCTACATATGCTGTTGGCATTCTTTCTGAATAAGCGCCATAGTTATAACCAGTAGGCGCTGATTTTGGAAGTTCGGAGAATGCTCCATAATTGTTTACCATGTTGTTCCTCGCTATTTCTTTTTAGTTTTTTTGGCTACTGCAGCATTATCTACTAGATTAGGGTAAGGTCTACCAGCGGCCTTTGCCCTTGCTTTAGCGGCACTCTTTTGACTAGGTGTTAATGTCTTAGAAGTTTTTTTAGGGTTCTTCTTATCCCAAAATGCTACTTTCTTTTTCATTTCTTTCCCTTGTTTCTCTTAGAGATTGCTGCAGCCTTAGCCTTAGCGTCAGCCTTAGATGATGCTCCCCAGGCTTGTAGGGAAAGTAATAGACGGGTTGGTTCTCCATTAGGCTTACGTTCAGGCCCTGGCATACCACCCATACGGGCTAGAAATGAGGCTCTACGGGGGTTATCACCGCTTTTTACAGGTGCCTTCAGGTTCATACCTGCGGCCTTAGCAGAAGCCCTTCCCTTGGCGTTTAAACCGCCTTTAGGATTCTTTCCCGCTTTCCTCTGCCACGCTGGTGTTGTCGCCATTTTTTTTGCCTCCAAATATCGCTTTATAGTAATGATAGTCAAATGAGAATCTCTTCATATGTGGAGCAAGTGCTCCTGTATGGCACCATAGTGGTACACCCACCTGATGACATAAAGCAAAGAAATAGATATCTTCTCCTAGGAAACTGTCACCCTTGCCCAGTTCGGCAAACAGTCTGACATCTCCCATTTCTTTTTTAACACGAGTAACTACATCTCTATGCATTAGTATGAATCCCATACCTGCTGCATCTACCTTAATTAGTTTATTCTCAGGTAGTGGATGAATCCTCTTAGATAAAACTGTTCCATCTTCATTGTTTTCAAAAGTAAACAAAGTAGGAAGTGGAATCATTAGAGGCTCTTCAGGATTATCTGAAGTAAAGTAAACTCCAGTAATCATTGGCCTTGCTAATCTGTCCTTGTTATTCCAAAGTAGTCTAAATGTTTCAGGACTGATAACTACATCTGAGTCTACCCAGAGTAGCCAGTCTGCTTTATTAGAATCATACCAGTGGTTGATTAATCTATCCCGCTGTCTAGCAATCTGGTTACCTTGACTACGAATTGTAGAGGTGAACTTGATTCCTGATTGGAGTAACACATCGGTCACTCCAAGCATGAATAATCCGTCTACATTTCCGTTATCGCACCAGGCTAGAGATACCGTTTCTTGCTTTTGTCCCATTTATTATTTCCCCTGTCTTTATGTCCTTACGAAGTTTGACGCTTCCGTCTTTCCTCATAATAACAACCATGCCGTCCTTGATTAGAGACTTATTAAAGCCATCATGTCTTTTACGCTGTCCCGATGACATTATTTGTATCTACGACCCTGAAGTAGTGCTCCAAAGAATTGACCCATTTGTTGATCTTGTTTCTTACGCATTTTATTTGCATAAGCGTCAGTTCCTGGTCCAATTTTGTTAGATGCTTCAGTTGTTGCTTGGTATGCTTTGCCAAAGTCTTTTGCTTCTTTGCCAACATTTTTAACATATCCAGCAATAGATGATTTAAAACCTGGAGTTTGGCGAGATTTATCATCACCTCTAGAACGTGGTCTATTTGCCATTACATGCCCTTCTTAGACTTCATAACGCCAGATACTCTCTTAAGGCGTGGGTTGGCCTTTACGGCCTTCTTAGATGCCTTGCGAGCACCAGCAGCAAGAATTGCTCCAGCACGTTCTTTAGAGATACCTTGCTTCTTAGCAATTTTTTCTTGTACTGCTTTAAACCCTGGATGTGCTTTTGACTTTTTCATTATTTCTTCTTCCTACGAGATACAACTATTTTACCGTTCTTTTCAGTTACTTTCATACCTGCAGATTCGGTCTGTCTTTTAAGTTGACTGTACTTTTGAGCAGCGGTTAGTTTTGCCTTAGGCATTACTTCTTCTTCTTAACCATCTTTTTCATGCCTTTACGCATTTCCATTTTTTTCTCTGACTTAGATTCCATCTTCTCGCCCTTAGCATAAGCCTTTGCAGCAGCCTTACCTTTAGCGGTATATGGGAATTTCTTTCCGTTTACTTTTGGCATTAGATTAGTCCTCTTCCTGGTTCATCGGCTTTAAACGCTTTGCCGAAGTGATTTGATGCAGCAACTGCTGCCTTGATGTCTTTCATTTGAGTAGATGCAGGTTGAATACCTTGTGCTCTCGCATCACGGTAAGCCTGTAGTTCCCCATCCCACTTCTTAGTTGACATCGTGGTGCGAGTAGAAGCCTCACCAGGACTCAATTGTAAAGCGGAAATCTTGCAACCAAAACATCCGTCAACTTCTTCAGGATGTGTTCTTTCTCTATGTAATGACATGTTTCCCCTGTTATACGGTTTCTGTTGTTACAGTATACCCTGCTGCTTCTAATGACGCTTTTTCAGCAAGAGTAACTTCGTACTTACTTCCACCTAGGTAGTAGGCTTCTGCTGCATTTAATTCATCAATGTAAGGATATCTAGCCTCACGGTAAACGCCATTTTCTTTAATGACTGATACACCGCGTCTTAACTTATATCTTATGTGCAACTTGTTATAACCTGCTGGACCCTCTTCGACATAGGGTGTTTCAAAGTAGTACTTTGTTGTTGGCATTTTGTCTCCTTAGTAAGTTTACAGATAGGGCTAAAGTTTCCCTTAGCCCCACCTATCTAATTACTTAGATTAGGCTGCTGGACGAACTGCTGATGCAGTTTGTACACGCCATAGTGCTTCTGAACGATATAGGTTCCATCCAAGTACGCCGTACCATCCGATTGGACGTAGACGCATTAACTTGTCTGTAACTGGACCGATAACTGTGTGTGGCTCTTCAGCAACAGCCTCAGCAAGCGCTTGTTGACCCATGATAAATGTGTCGTAAACGCGAGTTTGTGTTGTGCCTGAACCAGCACCAGCCTGTGAGTTAGGTAGACGTGGAGACTCGATGAAAGCAACGCCTTCAAAAGTTCCAATCTCGCCTGCGTAAATTCCTGCTGGATTTACGTACTCTGCAGGTTGACGCCATGCAGCAGTTCCAGTCTCAGCACGAAGATCGTGTGAAACTTCTGGGTGGATGTATGAAGCAAATAGGTTTCCACGACGTGGAACTACGTTTGCTGCACGCATCTTCGCTACTACGTAGCGGATATCTTTCGCCTTGATTGTATCAGTTGCAGATACACCAGTTACAGCAGCAGTTGAAATTGCTCCTGCGATCTCACGGATTACTTGTGATCCGCCAGCAAGAACGCTGCGAACTACTAGATCTAGAGAATCATTCATGTTGAATGCAACGATATTAGCAAGTGCTGGCTCTACATCAGCAAGGCTGAATAGGTCCAACTTACGAGTTGAGATGATTGAGTTACCGTACTCATTTAGAGTAACAGCAACTGTTGTTGTAGCAGGTACTGCTACTGCATCTACGTCTGAAGTTTCAGTTAGTGTAGATGTCTTTACTGCCAAGTCGTTGTAAACTTGGAACAGTACGCTTGAACCAGCGTGGGTCTGTGATACAGGCTTCTTATCAGCCACAGCACGGAATGACGGTACGGAACGAAGAGCGAACTCTACGAGACGGTCATACGCCTGGGTTACAAGGTTAGCACCGACCACTGTGCCTGCTTGCCCTGAAGGCAAGGCGGCCGAGGTATATAAATCTGGCATTTAAGCAGATCCTTTCGGTTAGTTTGAAATTACTACGATTTTGAACCGTAGATTAGGTTTAGAATATCTTCGGCAGATTCAGCGGATTGAATTCTTATGCTCATATCCTCTGCTTTGTCGGGGGATAAAGCCCCAGTTGTTACATTATCCATTTGTCGCAGAGATGCGACATCCTTAGAATCTATCTCTTTTCTTGGTTGTAGTTCAATACCGAATACATCGGCAT